CAGTACAGGCGGTGGCTCTGGTGGTGGAGGTGGCGCAGGAGCCCCAGGACAAGATGCAGGCAGAGTGAACGGATCCATCGCAGATGTTGGCGGAAATGGCGGAGTTGGATTGCAGTTAGTTATTAGCGGAACTCCAACTTATTACGCAGGCGGTGGAGGTGGTGGTTCATTTACAGGAGCAGCCGCTGGCACAGGTGCTGTAGGTGGCGGTGGTAACGGCGCAACTGGTTTTGTCAACGGAACATCTGGCTTAGCAAATACCGGCGGTGGTGGTGGCGGTGCTGGCGGAAATACTACCGGTGTTAGGACCGGCGGCAATGGTGGTTCAGGAATTGTTATTGTCAAACACAAACGTACACCTCGTCAACTAGCATCAACATCAAATGCCGCCGTAGTTGTACAGAAATTTACTACAAGCAATGTATGGACAGTACCAACTGGAGTAACGCAAGTTGAAGCACTTGTAGTTGCTGGTGGCGGTGGTGGTGGAAATGGAACAGCAGGTGGCGGTGGCGGAGCTGGTGGAGTTGTTTATAACTCTGTGTTAACTGTTACACCTGGAGCAACATATACCATTGGTGTGGGCGGTGGCGGCATAGGTGCAGGCGATACAGGTTCTCCTCCAGCATACAACGGTTTTGGTAGCGGCATCGGCACAGGTGCAGAACTAATCACTAACGGTAGTGGATTTACTTCTACTACAGGATGGACAGCTACAACAGCAACGTTGTCAGTTCCCCAAACTGGAACATTTAGAATTTTACCAAATGCCGCAGTTAACGGCACAGCAAGTCAGAGTATTACCACCGTAATCGGAACAACTTACCTACTAGTGATAAAAGTAACATATGATGCTAGTAGACTTCTTAGAATACGTATTGGCACTACGCAAGTTGGCTCAGACGTAAGTGACGGACTATGGACTGAAAGAACTAGAGATAGTCTAGATAACGGCGCAACAGGCGCAGGATTTTACAGTCAAACCTTTACAGCAACATCGACTACTACGTGGATAAATCTACAAGTCGGAAACGGAACTAGTCAGCCAACTGATATCAGTTATATCAGTGTACGCCAGGTAAGTTTGCCAGCAGTAGGCGGCGGCAGTGGTGGTAGTGAAAATGCAACAGCGTCTGTAGAAAACGGCGGCAACGGTGGATCAGGCGGTGGAGCTGCCATTCGAACATCAGGAAGAACTGCTGGTACAGGAGTAGCTGGACAAGGTAACGCAGGCGGAATAGGATTTAATTCTGTAGGTAACTTATGGACAGGTGGTGGCGGTGGTGGCGCTGGATCAGCAGGCGGAACTGCTACGACATTTTATCCGGGTAGCGGCGGCGCCGGAGTAGCATACGCAATCACAGGAACTCTAGAATACTATGGCGGTGGTGGTGGTGGATCAAGCCAGAGTGCTTCCGCTGGTACAGTCTATCCAGGTCTCGGAGGCATAGGTGGAGGTGGCACCGGAGCCGCAGATCAAACAAGCTCGCAAGTAGTAAAAGGTGGCGACGGCGCCCCTAACACAGGTGGTGGTGGTGGTGCACAGGCTAATCAAACCGGTAGTGGATCAAGTGGTAACGGAGGCAGCGGCGTAGTTATACTTCGCTATCGTGTGCCGCAAGTTGCTGTATTCCAAGATAGCGGATCATGGACTTGCCCAGCAGGTGTTACCTCAGTACAGGCATTAATAGTAGCTGGCGGTGGTGGCGGTGGCCCACCAGGTGGCGGCGGAGGTGGCGCAGGCGGATTACTATACGATAACAGCATACCAGTTGTACCTGGACAAACTTACTCTGTAGTAGTAGGACAAGGTGGCGACGGTGGCGTATACAACTCACGAGCCGGTGCTTCTGGACAGAATAGTAGTTTTGCTAATCTAATAGCTAGTGGCGGCGGTGCAGGTGGTGGCAACGGATTTGGCCCAACTAGTGGCGGATCTGGCGGCGGTCAAAGCGGAAACTTTACAAGTGTATCGTCAACTGGTACATATGGCCAAGGTAATGCTGGAGGTACAGGAACAAATACTGGTAACCAAGCTAACGGCGGCGGCGGTGGCGCCGGAGGCAATGGAGTCAGCGGCGGAAGCGGCATTGCAGGCGCAGGTGGCCCAGGACTAGCATACTCTATTAGTGGAACCAGCATAACTTATGCAGGCGGCGGCGGCGGATCAGGCGGATCAAGCGACTTAGTAACAGGCGCATTTGGCGGCACTGGTGGCGGCGGCCGCGGTGGAACCGGTACTTCGAATAATCCAACCCCTGGATTAATTAACACAGGCGGTGGAGGTGGTGGCTATGGCAACGGTGGAACTCCCGGAGCGCATGGTGGCTCAGGTATTGTAATCATACGATGGATCGGCGGTTAAATATAGTGATAACGAGAAATTTAAATGAATCGAAATAATAAACCAGCTAGAATTATTAAAGGAACAGCCAAGCAACCTACATTAAAGGATGCTAGCGGTGTTTGGACACTAGATGAAGCCATGCAGGCACATCGTGCCAACGCTTGGCCACAACCTGACTTACTACAACCAGTACCGAAAAGTTTAAAATTTAAGTGGGTAAGTGGTGGTGGTACTGGCTTATATCGATATAATGCTCGCGGTGGCGATCAAAGAAAGTTTACACTTAGTACATGGTTTAAAAAAGGTGCAAAAATAGGCGTTGACGACTTGGGATTTTTAAGTGCTAACTGGGGTACGTCATATGCTTCACTACATATTGCAACTAATCAAGCTAACGAAGGTATTCAAATTTACGATTGGGGCCCATCACTAGGCGGTACATTTAGTGTTAGTACAGTTCCAGTATTTAGAGATCCTAGCGCATGGTATCACCTAGTGATAGCTGTAGACACAACACAATCTGTTGCGTTTAATAGAATAAAAATATGGGTCAACGGTGTACAGATAACTGACTTTACTAATAACAACGGTTGGAATACTGCTAATGGTGGATTCCCTTCATTGGACTACGCTACACCAGTTAGTAGAGTAGGTGGATTAATGACTGTAGGTGTCAGTGCTAATAATGACACAGTACTAAGCAGTAAAACATTTGACGGACAACTAGCAGAGTACAATTTTATCGACGGTGCGGCACTAGATCCCTCACTGTTTGGAACTACAAGCACCACAGGCACATGGATCCCGAAACCCTACGCTGGCACCTACGGCACCAACGG